ATGGGCCATACATGGGGTTGGAGTCTGATGGCCGCAATCATTTTACTCATAGCCATGACAGTGCGCAGCTTTTTAAATATGGTGAAAATAACCCGTATATCAACGCCTTCTTTGAATGGTGGGAATCAGATCTCCACAAAACACTAAACGAATTACGTATTACCGGAGGCGAACCTCTCATGTCAGGTTATACCTGGCAGTTGCTTGATTGGTTTAAAAACAATAAAGGCCGAAGTCAAACAAGATTAGCAATTAACAGTAACCTAGGAACTCAAGTTGATCTTGATCGTTTATTTGCAAGTGTGGATGCACCCATTGACCTATACACTAGTAATGAAAGTGTCGGCAGTCATGCAGAGTATATTAGAGACGGATTGGTTTGGGACGATTGGGCTAATAATATAGAACTAATCTGTGACAACTATGCAGAAGTGAAATTATATAGGCTGCATGTAATGTGTACTATTAATGCACTTTGTTTAGAAAGTTTAACTGAGTTTTTAGATTGTATGATACAATGGAAAATGTGTTATGGACGAGACTTTCCCAATTTTACCTTAAATATATTAAGATTTCCTAGTTTTCAAAGTCCATTGGTATTGTCTGATGAAATAAGAACTCGGCACAAAAATAATCTTGAACAATGGTTATCTAGTAATAACAATAACGAATGGTTACATCAGCACGAAAAAAATCATATTCAACGGTTAATTGATTATTTAGATGTAGTCAAAACTCCGCACAGTGGAGCGGCTGAACAATCAATGTTGCAGCAAGATTTTAAAAAGTTTTATACACAATACGATTTACGTAGGAAAAAAGATTTTGTTCAAACTTTTCCACAACTGGCAGATTGGTACAATAATATATGACAATTAAAAAATTTTATAACAAAGGTTTTGTTTACAATGAAAGAGCGCCTTATTTCATTAACAAAGATCTTTTGACTGATGATCAATGGTACAAATTGGTAGAAAGCAAATCTTTTTGTATGCTTCCATGGGTTCATATGCATGCATTTCCTGATGGTCGTGCTTATCCTTGTTGTTTGAGCGAATACTGGCACCCAGTGGGCGACTTGCGTAAACATACCATGGAAGAGGTATGGAACCAAGAAGCCTACCGTACAATGCGTACAAACATGCTGAATGATCAACCATGCAAGGAATGCATCAAATGTTACGAACGAGAGGAACATGGTGCATTTAGTATGCGCAATGATGCCAATCGTAATTACGGTCACCACATCAACGAAATCAATCAAACTGCCCAAGATGGAACTCATCCAGAATTTAAAATAAGATATTGGGATGTAAGATTTAGTAATCTATGTAATTTTAGTTGCCGCTCTTGTGGACCTATTTTTAGTAGCAATTGGTACAACGATCATATTAAACTTTATAATCGTAAACCTGATGTACTAGGAAGAGAAATGGCACGAGTAGAATATACTGCGGGCGATGAAGATAGCATGCTCGAGCAAATGTTACCTCACATTCCATATCTTGAACAAGTTTATTTTGCCGGAGGCGAACCTCTAATCATGAAGGAACATTACTTCATGTTAGAAAAGTTGATCGAGTTAGGTAAAACAGATGTTCGCATTCAGTATAATACCAATTTCAGCGAACTAAGATACAAGGATAAACATGTATTTGACTACTGGAAGCATTTTAAAAATATAAGTGTAGGTGCTAGCTTAGATGCCAGTGGAGCAAGAGCAGAATTGATGCGCAAAGGAACGGATTGGCAACAAACTATAGAAAATCGACAAAGAATGATCGAGGAAGTTCCGCATGTGGATTTTTATGTAAGCTCTACGGTGAGTTCTATGAATGTATTGCATGTTATGGATTTTCATAGAGAATGGACCGAACTGGGACTGATAGAAGCAAAAGATTGGAATATTAATCATTGCCAAGGCCCCGAGTGGTATCGCCCAAATATTTTTCCTAAATGGTTTAAAGAAGAAATTATTAAACCTAAATATGAAGAACATTTGAAATGGCTAGAACCGCAAGATAAATTATGTCGAGCCACTTCCGGATACAAATCTTTATTAAGTTATGTAATGTCAGATCCAACTACTAGGAATGTACTAATTCCTGAATTTGAATACAATAAAATGAAAGGCAACGATTGGCCAAGTTGGGAAGAATTCAATGAAAACATCAAAACAGGTAACAAATTTGTAGATGAGGAAATTGAAAACTTTGTAGCTTCTATCAAACAAACCAATAGCTATAAAGAATTTAAACAACAAGTTCAAAAATTAGATCTTATAAGAGGAGAAGATTTCTGGAAAACTTTTCCAGAATTTGAAAAACTTGCTTAGTATAAATTTTCATTGATAACAAATCACTTAACAAATTTTTATGGAACTACCTAAAACAATATGTATGCTTCCCTGGATCAGTATAGAAACTAGTCCAATTGGAACAGCGCGACCTTGTTGTTTGGCAAGAAGCGAGATAGTTGATAGCGATGGTAAAAAGTTCGATCTCAACGTCGACAATCTAGAAACTATATACCAAAGCGAATACATGCAAAATCTTCGCCGACAGTTTAGATCTGGCGAAAAACCAGAAACATGCAAATTGTGTTGGGACGAAGAAGCAGCAGGTAGAACCAGTAAAAGAATTAACAGTAGAATAAGATTAAAAGAATTGTATGCACAAGTTGATTGGCAAAATGATACGCCTAATCAATTATGGTTTCTTGATTTAAAATTGGGTAATATTTGTAATTTAAAGTGTAGAATTTGTGGGTCTTGGTCTAGCAGCAAGTGGGCAGACGAAGAATTAAAATACATGCCTGCTCAATCTAACAAAACAAAACACATTGCTTACCAGTGGTTAAAACAAGGAGCATGGCCTAGAAATCAAGATACAAATTTTTGGGATAATTTAAAATCCTTGTTGCCAAACATAAAGTACTTTGAATTTACCGGCGGCGAACCTTGGCTTATACAAGAACATATTGATTTATTGACATATGCTGTAAAACAAGGATATTCTAAAAATATTGATATACACTACAATACCAATGCCACTCAGTGGCCTGAAGATCTAGTAGAAATATGGAAAGATTTTGGTCGTGTTGATGTAGCATTTAGTATTGATAATGTTGGCAATAGATTTGAATTCGAAAGATACGGTGCAAATTGGAATACTGCAAACGAAATTATTGATGCAGTTAACGATATGAAATCTTCTTATCCGAATATTACCACTCAACTTTGTTTTACAATTAATGTACAAAATGTTTATTACATTGATGAATTGCTTGCATGGGCCGGTACTAAAAACTTCGGAAGCATTCATTGGAACATGATGCATAGCCCAAATCATATGAGTATTCAGTATATGACTGAACAAGCAAGAGAACTGGTTTTATCTAAATTAAAAACTCACAGTTGGGCTGTACTATTTCGCAAAGAGATAGATGCCGTAATAAAATTCATTGAAAACGGCCCAGGTAGTGACGGTAAAGACTTTTTTACAAGAATGAAGCAAACTGATCTATATAGAAATCAAAATTTTGCTGATACACATCCGGAAATAGCAGATGCCATGGGGTACAAATAGTATGCCAACTATTAATGTAAAATTTAAAAACTATAATCAGTTGGTATTAGACATTGATAACACTGCTCTAGGAAAAAAGTATGTTGCGTTGGTCAAGAATAATTATAGAAAATCGTTTCCATTATTCAGAGATAGACCCAAGTATACAGTTGAGTACATGCTACAGCTGGCAAGGGAAGCAAAAGAAAAACTAGGGTGGGAATGGTGTTTTGATAACTATGACATATCAATTACTGCATTATTACACAAAGATATTGAGAGACTGATAGGATCTGCTGGTTTTGATGCAATACCCGAAGAACTAGACAATCTGATACACGAATTGCACTATTGCTTACACATCATTCAAGACGGAAAAACATCAAAAAAAAGAACCGGGTGGCTTCAAATTGAATGGTACAATGATATTGGATTTCCTCTTGACAACACCAATATATTTAGAAATCGACTAGTATTTGGTGATGTGCGTTTACAAAACCCATATGTTGGACATGGCCCTTTGCAAGTGTATTTAGAGAATGATTTTACAAACATATCACAGACATGTAAATTCCACAATTTCGTTAAACCTGGTATTAATATCACAGTTCAGGATTTTCCTGTGATAGACCCAATGGATGTGTTGACAGCATTTAAAACACAAAGTCCTGAATTTGTAGCGCAGCACACTGAAGAAAAAATATTGGCCTATACAGGGTACCCAGTTGTAGGAAAAGTGCAAAATTTAGATGATTTGGCAATGATAGTGACTGCTCCTGTTTTAGAATTAGAATCAATTACTTTTGATGAATAAACTAGAAAAATCTAAAACTCTTTGCATGGCACCATGGACTCATACGTATCTAAGTCCACAAACTGAAAGACGAATGTGTTGTGCCAGCCGAGAACCCGCACAAAATTTTGAACAGTATATTGATACCACGGCCGGCACAGGAAAATACATACCAATCACATTAGAAGAACATTGGAACGGTGAGCATATGCGTTCAGTAAGAAAACGCATGTTAGCTGGCGAAACATTACCCGAGTGTGAAGTTTGTAACAATAAATTATTAAACACAGATGTTTACCGTAGTTATTTTAATAATTTATTCGGACATAAGTATTTGCAAGTGCTAGAAAGTACAGACGAAACAGGTTATACAACCATGCAGCCTGTTAGTTGGGATTATAGGTTTAGTAATCTTTGTAATTTCAAATGCCGTATGTGCGGTGACATGTTGTCTAGTAGTTGGGAAAGTGAACAAAGACAACACGATATGATCAATTGGTTGGATCCAAAAAACAATTGGATGAAACCTGAGATCAAACACGAAATTGAACAGTTCCAGAATACTCATGTTGAAGAAGAGTTTGCAGCAGCAGTAGAGAACCACCGTGTAGAAGAAGTATATTGGGTAGGTGGCGAACCGTTAATGTACGAGCAACATTGGCGGTATATGCAACGAATAATAGAACTGGGAGACGGAAAGAATGTTTACGCTAGATACAATACTAATCTTAGCCGCATTAATTATAGAGGTTGCAATCTTTATAAAGATGTACTCGCTCATTTGCGTGATTGGCAAATTTGCGCCAGCATCGACGGCACAGGAGCGATTGGAGAGTATATTCGAACAGGCCTTGATTATGAAAGCTGGCTTGAAAACTTTAAGGAAGGAGTTAGAGTCTCTACACACTCAAGACAAATGAGACTAGACTTTACGCTTACCCTTCCGGGTATGTTTGAAGTCACAAATATACAGCAGTTGGGCGACGAGTTAGGTGTTGACATCCTAGCCAAAGTTATGTTTAGTTTTGGTCCAGACATAATTATGTCACCATTGGCCTTACCTAGGTCCGTTTTAGATCCTTGGGTAGATGAAATCTTAAATGCCGGAGTTGCTGGATCGTTAAAGGATATACTAGTTCAGTTAAAGACACGCCCTACATTTTTTGAACAATACGGAACAGATGCTTATCTCAAAGGAGTTGCTCAAGGCAAGGCTCGTGTGTTAAAATTAGAATCTATTCGTACACAGTCAACAACTATGGACGAAATATTATCAAAGAGAGCAGATGTATATGAGTGGTGGAACTCCATTGGTTAAAGTTGTATTACGTAATCCCCTGAACTTCAAAGATGAGATTGATTATGATATCATGCCATATGAAAATACGTTGGCCAATGATTGGATCAATGCATTACAAGAACTGTTGAAATCTAACAATGTTCTAGAAAAAAATTTTTGTTTTATAGGATTTCCTAAGACACAAAGAAATTTAGAATATCTCTGTACAGAAGTCAACAAAGCAATTTTTCAAATCAATATGTTTAATGCCAGTCTCGAGTGGCAAAAAAATGGTTTAGAATCATATATCATTGAAGATTACTTTACTCCTGATGTTGTAAGATTTGGAGAAGAATACGATATAGGTGACAAAGGATATAAAAAGAATCTGCAGACTGAAGAATACTATTGTCAACATCTTGGGCTTCAAACAAAAAAAAGTGCAATGAATGCATTGCATAATCATTTTGAAAAATTACAAGGCACAGTTTGGAATTTGAGTGATTATTATCGTATCGCAGATTATGAAACAAAATACGCTATTAGGCAGTTAAACAATCTATGCCATGAAATAGAAAATTTAATTTTAAGCCAACAAAAATTAAAATATGTTCCAGACTGGATAAGACCCAGTCAAATTACCACGTGGCTACATGCCCCAAGATACAATTTGACCGATGAACATCGACAAGGTTTTGTGCAAAATAAATTTGACAGAAAACTTGGAGGAGTTTATATGCACTGGACTCAAATTGGCAAAACTTTTTTTGAAGTATTTAGAGATGAAAATGCTCCCAAACTAGATGATACCGTTTGCGAAGCTATTACGCAATTACAATACTATAGCGGAGAATTTGATGTTGAGTGGGGCAAAGATACTATTTACAACAACCCCGAGACTCCATGGTTTACTAATCACATAGATGAGTTTAGAGATTGGATGATAACAAATGGAAAAGATCCAGACGACCCTGACTTGAGTAATGGTTATTTGCCAATTGGAGAAATTCAATTGAAATCCTCTTTTGGCACAGATGATAAATTTAAAATATGGGATATACTGAGTGATCATTTAGACATATATTCTATAGAGATCAACGGAGTTAAAAAAGTATATGACTATTGCTGGAGTGATAAAGATTACAAACAAATGCAGATTGATATGATGAGGCCAGGATATGATTTTAGTAGCCGGCGGTGATAGTTTTGTTCACGGTAATGAATTATCTGACTGGGACATAAACAGTCCAAAGGATAGTTTGTTGACATTTACTTCTTTGTTAAGTAATTGGAACAATTTGAATTATGTATGCTGTGCGAGACCGGGAAATTCCAATGATGCTATATTGAGAATGACCGTTAATAAATGCAATCAAGTTCGGAAAGAGAATAAAACTCCTATTGTTGTTGTGGCATGGACATTTGTTCCAAGATTTGAGTTTCCATTTGACTACAATACGGATAGTCCAGATAGTCCTTTTGCTACTATCAGCATACACGAAGGAACCAATAGAAAGCCAGTAAAAGAGTTTGCAAAGCAATTTTTTACCAATATTAGAATAGATTGGTTTCAACATTTCAATACCATTAAAAGTATTGTAATGTTACAAACGTATCTCAAGTTTAATAATATTCCTTATTTGTTTACTGCAACTGACAATATTGTATTTTCTTACAAAAATGATCCGCAGTTGATCGAATACTGGCAAATGGTTGATTATGATAATTGGTTTATGTTCCCTTCTGCTACAGAACCATATAATACTACTACTCCTAGAGGTTTCTATCAATGGGCAGTAGAAAATAAATATCCTATAGGGCCTTATCAACATCCGCTAGAGCAGGCACATTATGATGCTGCGGAATTAATGAAAGAGAAATTTAATGCATTGGTTAAGAAATCTTTGGAACAGAATTAAATTAGAAATAAAATATCGCCGTAAATTACGCGAATTGCGTAAGCGAGATCCTTTTATATATAAGTAAAATGGAAATATTAGTCAACGGATGTAGTTTTACTAGCGGGGAAGAGAGTCCCATAGCTTGGCCCAGTCTGATTCCTGATACAATCAATATTGCCACTCCCGGAGCCAGTAACGATTATATATTACATAGTACAGTCAAGTATATTGAAGAAGTGAAAAAACCTTCTCATGCTATAATAGCATGGACAAGCCCTAACAGAATAGAGTTATGTGGTAAACATTTGACTCCGACTAGCAATAGAAAATATGGCAAAATAGTTGACGAGGTCTTTAAAGATTGGGATATTTTTTGGGCCAGAGATAGATTTTATACCACAGTCAAATTGATGCATCATTATCTAAAGTCAAAAAGAATTAATCATTTATTTGTCAGTGCTTTTGATATACAACCATGGGCAATGGGTAAACCTCCAGCACCGTGGCTAGGATGGCCTAGATCTGGTTTTGTGGAATGGATGTGGGATTGTCCAAAAGGTTCAGGCGGGCATCCTTTAGAATTAGGTCATCAACGAATAGCAGAAAAAATCAATGAACATATTAGGACTCTCGACTGGATTTCATGATGCTGCAATAAGCGTAATAAATCGTCAAGGCGACATATTATTTGCAGGGCACAGTGAACGTTATAGCAAATTAAAAAATGACGAACATATTAGCCCTGATCTTCTTAAAGATATAGAACAATACAATATTGGTGCAATAGCCTATTACGAAAAATCTTGGAAAAAACAATTACGCAGAATGTATTCCGGCGAAGGAATACAATGGAAGCGATTGACTGCTACACAATGTGTCACACAAGAATTAGGCAAAAAATATAATTGTCTCATTCATTCTTTTGATCATCATTTAAGTCATGCCGCCGGCGGCTTTCAAACTAGCCCATACGATCGGGCAACAGTAGTAGTCATCGACGCAATTGGCGAGTGGGATACCGTAAGTATTTGGGGTGCCGAATATGACGATCAGGGTCTTGCAAGATATCGTAAATTGTGGTCGCAAAAATATCCTCATAGTATAGGTTTGTTTTACAGTGCAATGACTCAAAAGATTGGGCTTAAACCCAACGAAGATGAATACATCCTAATGGGAATGTCTGCGTATGGATCTTCTTTAAAAGATGACTTAGGATATTATTTAAAAAATAGAGCAATTAATAATGAGTGGGAAATCTCTTTTAAAGAAAATTGGCATACTGGTTTTCATGATCAAATACTAGACGATATGAAAGATGTTCATATTGCTGCTGCTACACAAGAAGTATTAGAAAACCTAGTTTATAATGTCATGCGTAGAGCAAGAGATTTTAAGTGGAGTACAAATCTTGTTTACATGGGCGGAGTGGCACTTAATTGTTTGGCCAATAGAAACCTAGGAGAATACTTTGAAAATATTTGGATTATGCCTAATCCTGGTGATGCTGGTAGCAGCCTTGGTGCTGCCGCACTTGAATATGGGCGTCGTCTTAATTGGGTCAATGCTTATCTTGGCCACGATATTCCAGGACCGTATCCGGTTACATCTATACTTGATAGTTTATTGGTTGACGGTATTTGTGGTGTTGCTAATGGTCGTGCTGAATTTGGTCCTCGTGCTTTAGGCAACAGAAGTTTGCTAGCAGATCCAAGAGGACCTGATATAAAGGATAGAGTAAATGAAATCAAACGCAGACAAAAGTTTAGACCTTTCGCCCCTGTCATCCTTGAAGAGATGGCTGATCAGTATTTTGATTTCAGCCCTGGGTGGAATACTAGCCGTTATATGCAGTCAGTCGCTAGGTGTAGGTATCCTGACCGTTACCCTGCTATATGCCATTATGATGGTACCAGCCGAGTTCAAACGGTTCCACGAGATGGATCGGGCATCCGAGAACTATTGGAGAAATGGTTCTTGATAACAGATTGTCCTATGTTGCTGAATACCAGTTTAAACATTAAGGGTGAACCCATGGTCAATGATCGTAGTGATGCAGATAGATTTGAACAACAATACGGTGTAAAGGTTTTTTCATGACCGAGCGTATATTAATAATGGGATTGCCCGGTGCCGGGAAAACAACACTGGCTTTGAATCTAATGCACTATCTGCAACCGGATGTCATCTGGCTCAATGCAGACCAAGTGAGAAAAAAGTACAATGACTGGGATTTTGATCATGAAGGCCGAGTACGTCAAAGCTCAAGAATGAGACAACTGGCCGACCGTGCAGGTACCAAATATGTAATAGCAGACTTTGTTTGTCCTTTACCAGAAATGCGTGGGATCTACGATCCGCATTTTACTGTTTGGGTAGATACCTTAACTGAAGGCAGATTTGAAGATACCAATCGAGCATTTGTTGCGCCTGATTATTACAACATCAGAGTTACCGAGCAAGATGCAGGACGATGGGCAAAGACAATATATGAACAAATATCACATAAGATTTAATCATCAACATAACGGTAGTGGAAAAGTCTGGCGTGTGTTTGAAAACGGTAATGAGCACCTATTAGAACATTTAGATGTTCGTGTGCCCTTACGAGATGATGTGACTATAGAAAACGGTGTTGAAAAATGGAATGTTTACTGTGAAGGTTATCTGACCATTACAAACAAAACAGCTATAATACGAGATAGATCAATGAAAGAAAAATTTAAACAAACCTACATGAAGACCGCGCAAACTTTTGCAGAATTAAGTCATGCTCAGCGATTAAAAGTTGGTTGTATAATTGTCAAAGATGATAGAATTATTTCAATTGGTTACAACGGAATGCCAGCCGGCTGGAGTAATATTTGCGAAGATACATCCGAGGATGGTAGTTTAAAAACTAAACCAGAGGTATTACATGCTGAATCAAATGCTATAGCAAAGTTGGCTAAATCAAACGAAAGTGGACATGGCGCTAGTTTATTTGTCACTCATAGTCCTTGTTTAGAGTGTGCCAAATTAATTTATCAATCTGGAATCACCGAGGTGTATTACCACGATGAGTATCGCGAGACTACTGGTATTGAATTCCTTAGAAAATCTAAAATATTAATTCAAAAATTGTCTCGCGACACAAGTGATTAGGATAGTTTTGTTTGTTCTATTGTATTGCGTAAATTTTCAGTCAACTCGTTCCATGCAGTATCTAGAAATGATTTACTATAAAATAAGTTAAAGTTGTAATCTAGTACAGATTGCATCTCGCAAAGCATTTTTTCTAATGTTTCTGTATCACGAGAACATATTTCTTCTACTATGCGTGTGACAGCCATAAGACGCTGTATTGGATCTTGAATATCATCATAACTTTCGTCCCACCACTTGTCAAATGTCTTGAAGCCATAACTTTTAAGATATTTCAAGTTATTGCAACAACCCAATAATATAAAAGGGTGTTTTGTAACAATTGGTTTAAAAATTTTCTCAGTGAGATGTTTTTTATCTTCCCAAAAGCAAGTCTCTGTAACAATATTTACAAATGTTTCCATTAACTGTGGTAAACAGTCTATAGTCTGACTGCCATTTAAAATAAAAGGTTCGTCCACGTGGTCAATACGTAGATTGTATTCGATTGAATTCAGAGTTTTTATAGTATCATAAATTAAATCAGAATCAACTCCATGTTTGGTAATCAAATCCAATGACGATTCCGAATATGATCCATGCTCGGGGCAAATATGGCTAAAACTAACATGTCCATGATTTAGTAAATTTCTTTTGATTAGTTGAGCTACAAAAATACCTCTGTAAGCTCTACTGTTTCCTGTAATTCGATTGAAGGTAATAAATTTTTTGTTTATCTTACGTTCTTGAGGCGGAATTATGCCCGAATGATAATAATAACTTCTATACCAATCTGCTGCTGCAAAAATATGGAAAAAGTAATTACAATCAAATAATCTGTATGATTGTAATTTTAATTTTTCTATTATAGAGGTTTTTATTTGACTATCTGGTTCTGTGTTAAGTATAATAATATTTCTATACTTGCTCCAATGATCAATCAATTGATTTATTAAGTTTTCAAAGTCTGGTGTTATTGGTTCTTGGTCAAAGCAAAAAAGCACAGGACTGGTGCAATTTCCATTGCTATGCATCATTTCTATATTGTCATATTTTATTGATCCATATGGATAGAAATAAAGTAAAACTGGATATTCTATAATTGTTTTGAGATAGGCAAAAATATTTTCGTAGTGGCTATGAATATTATACATGTTTGATATATTTTATTTTGGAAAAAAACCTAATTTGTTTGCACATGAAAAATTTGCAAACAGTTTAGAAGAAGCAGGGTATTTAAGTAGAACCAAGTTCTACTGGTTTATTTATAGTGACAACGATTACACCAATTTTGATTTTGAATTTAGACCGCCGCCTTGGGAGCAAGATCATATACACGTTTTTCCAAGTCAATGGCAACCATGCGGCGATGTATTTTTGGCCAACAAATATACACTTGATCAAAAAATTTATAATTTCAGAAACGAGCAAAAAGTAGTAAGATTACCAAGTAAAGAAAATTGGCAAATACCAGATAACATTGACAGTGCTTTATTTGATTTTTCCTGGCATCCTAATTCAATTGACCCGCCCTATAATTACGAGTTTCCGACCAAGTTTTATCCCGAGGGCGGACCTAAATTTTGTATTAACAATGCTGTTCAAACAAAATATGTAAATGAAATTGTTGCAGAGTATAAAGAACATAAAGCAGATTTTAAATGCCTTGTAAATATCGAAAGTTTTGATTTTGATTGGCATCCTCACCCCAAAGATCCTCCTTACATTTATGTATTTGGTAATCAATGGTACAGTCCCGAGCAAATGCCCACAGTGGAATATCATGTACCCGGAGCAACAGAACGTAAGTATCTATATGAGCCGCAGGCAACACTACCTGCAACACAAGACAACTGGGTAGTCAATAGTGATGTACCAGTGGAGTTTGATTTCTCGTGGTGCCCCGATCCGCACGATCCTCCTTATATCTATGTGTTTGGTAATCAACACTGGGATGGTGAACGCAGTAGTACCGTTGAGTATCATGTACCTGGAGCAACAGAAAGAAAATTTGTTGGAGATATACGTGCAAAACTATCTACATTAGACATTTTTTATGTAGATTATCATAATCCAAACAGTATGTCTAGGTATGAAACACTTAAAGAAAAGTATCCACACATACAGCGAATTCGTCATGCAAATAGCATAATGGATACTATTACAAGATGCTGCGCAAGATCTAATACTGCAAGATTTTGGGTCGTAAGTAGCAAAAATAATTATAACCAATTTGACTTTGATTGGCAACCGGACCCGTGGCAACATGGCATGACACACATATTCCCTAGTCAATGGAATAAATGGAGTGACACTTTCCTTATTAACCGATGGGAGTTTGAAAGGAATAATAAATGGGCCAAGAGCATAAAAGAATTTCCTAGTTTAAATTTTGTCAGTAATCAACAGGTTCATGCCGACAGTGACGGTAATAACATATACTACGTGGACCATGGTAATGAAAATCATCATCTTGCTGCTCTACAAAAAGAATATCCTAAAATTAAAATAACTAGATTTGTAGACAACTATCTTGATACATTTAAAAGAATAATGTCTACAGCCGACACAGAATATGTATGGATCATAAACAGCGTCTGTGATTATAGACAATTTGATTTTACTTGGCATCCAGAAGCTTGGCAATCAGAAATGATTCATGTGTTTCCCAGCGGCACACAAAAACGAGGTGACACATTTTACATACATGTAGGTTCATTCAAAAAACAAATGTATGAACTAGAAATACTCGATTGGTTTAATGTTATAAATTACTGTCAAGATCAAGTGGTACCAAGATACGAAGTACCAGAAATCTTGTATGATGATGATACTATTGTAGATACAATCAAGGCAACTACCTTTGACTTTCCGTATGCTATTTTTGTTAATAAACAAGACGAGACTCCATGTTATCCGCCTAGTCCTTGTTTATGGAGTGCCAAAGATAGAATAGCAGAACCGTTGTCTACTACCCATGGTACCGCATTGATACCCAGAGATGTAAAGACTTACCTCAAAACACAGGTGTATGATTATCCATACATCAATAAAGAAACAGTAGTCTTACATAAATCACAACCGCTAGACATCGTATTCATTAGTAACGGAGAACCTGATGAAGAACTAATGTTCCATCATACTGAATATATGACCAATGCGCCAGTTAAATGGGTTAGAGGTATAAACGGTCGTGTGGCTGCTTATCAGGCCGCGGCTCGTGCTAGCGATACCGCATGGTTCTTTGCTGTGTTTGCAAAGTTACAAGTGGTCGGCAATACATTTCCATGGGAAACTTGGCAACCTGATTACTGGCAAGAGCCCAAGCATTATATCTTCAATGCTCGTAATCCAGTCAATGGTCTCGAGTACGGACATCAAGGCATGATTGCTTACAATAAAAAGTTGGTATTGGCAAACAACGATCCTGGTATTGATTTCACATTGAGTCAGCCTCATGAGAGTGTGCCATTACTGAGTGGGGTAGCACAGTTTAATCAAGATCCGTGGACTACCTGGCGTACAGCATTTAGAGAAGTTGTCAAGTTAAAACATTTTATGGCTACACAACCTACACTAGAAACTGAACACAGGCTGGACACATGGTTGACTGTGGCATCAGGCGATTATAGTGATTGGTGTTTGCGTGGAGCTCAGGATGCTGTCAGTTACTACAAAGAAGTTGACGGTGATTACAACAAACTAATGTTGAGTTTTGAATGGGTTTGGCTTCGAGATAGATTCAATAAGTCAGATAGCTTTTGACCAGCGCCGCTATTTTTTCAACTTCTGTATCCTGTAGTTCAGGATATATAGGCAAACTAACACATTCTCTCGTAAATGCTGATGTTTCTGTATACAGATCTTTACTGTAATCCATGTAGTTAAATCCTACACCCAAATCATAAAGTGCATGTTCGTAATGTATTTTAGTTTCGATACCGGCCAAACTCAGATGATGCATTAAACTATTTCTGTTATTGGTTCTCAGTACAAATTTGTGCCATGCATGTGTAACATCTTTGTTTGGCACTAAAATATCGCAGTATTGGTACAATTGATCAATATAGTAATCGGCTATCTCCGCTCGACGCTGCTGCCAGCTGTCAAAGTGCTTTAGTTTTATCAACATTTGAGCACAGTCACTTTCGTTCATTTTACTATTAGTTCCCGGAACATCGTGTGACATTTTTCCATTATCTCTAAGAGCCAAACATCTACTGTAAATTTCAAAATCATCTGTAAGTATCATGCCCCCGGATCCATAGTTGTTTAAATTTTTTGTAGGATCAAAACTTAGTATACTGACATCGCCCATTTTACCACTGGGTATATTTTTATAACTTGCACCAAAGCTTTGCGCAGCATCTTCAATGGTAATTAAATTGTCATTGAAGAACTCTGTTTGCATACGAAATTTATCATAATCTATACAATTACCAAACAAATTTACATACATAACTGCACCAACACTTAGATCTAATTTGTTTTCGTAAGTGTCTAGGTCTAGTAAACCTTTGTGATCAATATCACAAAAAACAGGAGTATAGCCATTCATTAACACACTATTGATAGTGGCTACAAAACTAACAGTGGGGATTAAAACAGAATATGGTGAGTTTGATACTGCTGCTTGCTGAGAAAATATCAATGCTTGTGTACCTGAGTTTACTGCTAAAGCATAACTGCGATGACAACGACGAGCAATGTTTCTTTCAAATTCCTTGGTATATTCACCATCTAACACACGACCAGTGGAATATACTCTGTCTATGGTGTCTAAGATTTCTTCGCGAAGATTACGATATTGCCTATCGACACCAAAGAAAGGTATTACTTGCATAACTTTTGTTGCCAGTAAGTAGAAGATTTGAACCAGTTATAATATTTAAAAAATCCTTCTTCTACGTTTACTGTTGGGGCATAGTTAAAGTCTTTGATTGCACGATCAATGTTCAATCTACCACGCTTGGGAAAAGCCAAATCTCTATCTTCTATCTGTAAACTGCCTTGTCCGGCTATATTGATAGCCAGTTCGGCTGCGTCTTTTAATGTGTATTGTTGTTCTGAACTGCGTGTGATATTGTAAATTTTGTTTGCACTGTTCTTGCTCAAAGTGGCCTGCACAATACCCATGGCAGCATCTTGTACATAGGTAAAGTCAAGTACTTCGTTGGCACCTTTGACTTTTAAAACGTCACCTCGCATGGCACCTAGCATAAATTTTGATACCACACGATCTTCCACATCCAATTCGCCATATACAGCACTGGGTCGAATGATCACATATTCAAATCCGTATTGTCGAGCATAATCTTCTACAAGTTTTTCGCCCATGTATTTCATGATCCCGTATTGGCCAATTGGCTGACACACAGTATCTTCGGTAACATCTGATTCAAAGTCTCCGTACACCATACTAGAACTTATATAAACGAATCTTTTGATTTTGTTAAATCGAGCTGCTTCTAATAGATTGATTAATCCAGTACTCATGACTTCACTGGCAACCACCGGATTCTGAGCAACTATTTTTTGTCTTGGAAAACTGGCCAAGTGAACCACGGTGTCGCAATTAAAAATACCTATTCTACTTCTGATGTCGTCTGTATTTCTAATATCTGCCACAAGAGGAATAGCACGTATTCTTTTAAATCTTTCTTTTAAAAGATAATCCAATTCTTCCTGTGGAACGAATCCATATGTGGTTCGATTGTCAATTCCAAAACACTCAATAGCACGTTGTTCAAAAAAACGTACAACGTTATGTCCAATAAAGCCACCGGCACCTGTTATAAATATTTTCATTTATATTTTAGTCTAAAGTAAGTCGCTGCTTCGGGACTAAGATTCCCTGTTATTACTACTCGATATCCCAGTGTGTTAGGATCTGGCACGACATGGAACACAGGTTGTTCTGTAACATTGGCCATTACCCATTTTCCATGTTCAGTTTGTTGCCATTCGCCTATAGGAAATCCTGCATAAAGATAAGGATCCTCAACATCCGGCATACTAAATTCATGCAGTATCATACTGCCATTTTAGCCTTTATAGTGTCATGACTTTGATAGTCATGTAATACAATGTCACCCATTGTAAACTCTGTGATTTCTTGTATTCCTGGACTTAATAATAGTCGTGGAGCAGGTAATGGTTCACGCTTTAGCTGTTCTTTTACCTGTTCTACATGATCCAGATATATGTGTGCATCGCCGAGTACGTGAACAAACTCGCCTACCTGAAGACCGCACACATGAGCAATCATGTGTGTCAGTAAACTATAGCTCGCTATGTTAAAGGGAACACCCAAGAACATATCACAAGAACGCTGATACATCTGGCACGACAACTTTCCGTCTGACACATAAAACTGTGCAAAGCAATGACAAGGAGGCAAAGCCATGGCTTCTAATTCGCCGGGATTCCATGCGGTTAATATGTGTCTACGGCCGTACGGATCTGATCGAATACCTTCAATTAATGCTGTCAATTGATCAATTTCTCGTACTTCAACATTGTTACCCACACGACGATACGTAACGCCAAAACTATCTCGGAATGTTCCTTCTTTTTCTCTAGGTTTAATAGTACGCCAATGTCGCCATTGTACTCCATACACACGACCTAAGTCGCCTTCGAATTTGGCCTTGGGTTTCCAGTAGGGTGCAAGTGCATTAGGAGTCCATATAGTAACAGTACCATCTCGGCTACCATGAGTAATCTCTGCTAGCCTACGTTCGTCACCTGATCCTTCGATCATCCAGAGTAGTTCGCCTACAACACTTCGCCAAGCAAGTTTTTTAGTAGTTACAGCAGGAAAACCTTTGCTTAAATCATACCGTTGTTGCATACCAAATTTGCTTATGGTACCTACGCCAGTACGATCGTCTCTACGTGTGCCTGTTTCTAAAACATCACGTAATGCATCTAAATATTGTTGTTCCATTTATAAAGGTCTAAAGATATCTACGTTTTTATAGATACTAAAGTTTAACATTTTATCTGTGCTAGGTCTACTGCTTGTGATGCGCATTCCAACCATAAATGAACGAAGATCAATTCTAACATCACTAAACGCTGCACCTTTTCGGTGAGTCACATAGGCATAGTCGATTAAATCTTTACATTCCATAATAATATCAGGCCCACCAATTATAAAGATATTTTTGTTTGGAAACAGTGTTTGAAGTTCACGTATCTGTTTTTTGTAATCGCCCGATAATCTACGCACATTGGGATAACCTTCAATTGGTTTACTGCTGATTACACAGTTTATCCTATCTGGTAAGGGCTTTCGCATTTTAGGATCGTCCCATGTACGCCTGCCCATTACAACAACTTGATTAACTGTATGTTCACGAAACCAGGCCATATCTTCGGGATCGATTGGCCATGGTAATGTGCCACGATTACCAAATGTGCCTGCTTGGTCGGTGGCAAATATTGTACAAATCATAAGTTTTTTAAAATTTCATCTGTGGCCGGTTGCACAATTTTTTGAACAGCCGTGACACTGATATAGAAATCTATATCAGTGATGATATTGTCGAGGGCTTTTAATTTTTGTTTGATTGTGATTTCAAGTTCGTCTGGATCATTGCCTTCGTCAATTAGTTCCTTGATATTAATGTTAACAGTACTGCCATCTTTGAGATTCACTGACAGACTGTTTAACATTTGAATTGGAACTTCTTTTTTTTCTACACTTTTTAAAATAGACTCCCATTGGGATTTGGTATTTAAATTAAGCCGTTTGCTTTTTGGACGTGACTTTTTTGGTTTTTCCGGCATCGTTTACCTTTGGACTTAGTGTCTCTGCTTCTTGTTTCAATCTAGCTGCCTCGGCCAACAACTGCTGCGCAGTTGCTTCCATTTTTTGAGCTTGTTCCATTCTCTGTGTAGCTATGTCGCTGTCACTTAACATTCCGGATAACATTTCTGCTGCACTTGTATTGCCTTGTGCTTCTCTTGTTTTTCTTTCGCCTAATTCTTGAATTTCTGCTTTTCTTGGAGCAGTTTTTCCTGATATTCCGCGATTGGAATCAAGATCTTGTAAACGTTTTAATGCTTCTTCTCCCTTGGCCATTTCATCCAAGATATCATTGAGCTCATCTAATCTTACACTTGAAGTGGAAGTAGGATTCACCAAGACCTGATTGGTTGGCACTTTCTTCATCAGTCCATTTCGATGTAGGCTTTCTAGACAGTTGGTACCGTCTGCCATTATAGTTCTAAACAGAACATCGCTTATTTCCACAGCAGCCTGTCCTTGTGGGCTTTCCACTGCCTTCATAATTTCATCATGGACCATTCGTGGCAACAGATCACTGTAGACAATTAAGGCCATGTGTTCTAATTCTGGAATTTTTCTAAAAACGATAACGCATCGCTTGTCGTTATGTTTACCGACATGTTTTAACATTTTATTTCTCCTTGATTTTATTCAGACGGGTCAGCGGGCTGTTCGGCCGGTGCTTGTTTATTTATGGCACCACTTGCTTCTAAAAATTTGAAAAGTTTATCATAAACAGCGCCAACAGCACTTAGTTCGTCTGCCTTGATAGCACCGCGTTCACTGGTTATTCTGATTAGATTTAGAAGCAATACCAGGTCGGATAATGCTAGACTGGGTTGTTCGATTGGTTGCGGATTCTCATCCATTTTTTTCTCCATTAAAGTTACATATATTTAACGGAGATATGATCGCTTAAATTTTTTTAGTAATAGGATATTTGGATTTGATCCAAGCAGAGACTAAACATGCTGGCTTCGCCGGGTAGTTCAAAAGCTGCACAGGCAGTCATAGCAATAGATCCTGTGTCTGTTGGATGGTATAAATCTCCGATCCAAAAACGTCCTTGGAGATTTTCCCAAATCCAATCAGACACTTGCTTGTGACTGTTGCGCAGTTCGAAACGTACTTGCACAAAATGAGGAGGGCAATGAGACAATTCTCTTAGCCCGTGTACTGTCAATGGATTGGCTTCGCCGTCACGTAACATTCTTATTACTCGTGGTTTCGTCTGTGACTACAACTATCTTTTGTTGATCGGCACTCACACTGCTATCAGGACGTACAACACGATCTTTTAAAAATTCGTTTGACTGTTCAATCCAGGTGCTTAAAATTTCACGCTGTCCGGTGACTTCTACAATCTCGGCTGCACGAGTAATGTCTTCTAACGCATCTTCGGTTAGCAATAGTCGCTCTTGCAATTCATAGATTAATTTTTTTACTTTTTTACTGGCTTTAATTTCTCCAAAGTTCACTGGTTCCATAACTATCCTTTCAAATTTCTTTTTGCCAGTTAAAACCAATGTAATATTCCATTAGCTTCTCCATGGCATTTTTATATTCACGGTTGGCCACGAGATCCTCTTGCTTGTACTGTGGCAACTCTTTAGCTGACTCTAGGTTGAGGATATCCGAACAAAGATTTTTGTAATCTTGAATAAGAATACTTTTTATAATACCGTCTACTGCCTCACCATTAAGTTCTACTATCATTTGATGTCATCCTTTTTTAATATTTCAAATACTTGATTGTCATGTTTTTTAAAGTCAGACCAAACTTCTCGGACTCCCCACCATAAAAATTTTAGTATTGCGCCGGCGGCTATTGTTAAAGCCAAGATCAGTGCCACGTCTTTTGCAACCCCTTCTTTGGCAGCTATACCAAATACGAATGCACCCCATGCTATAAACATTACATATTCGGACCAAGATGTTTTTGCTACATACCATTTAACAAAACGCCAAGCTTTTGACATTATCGTCCTCCTCGTGCTGCTTCTTCGTAATGTGCCCAAATGCCCCACGGTGGCTCACAACCAGGATTGCCTTTAATGATCCATACTGTTTCACAGTAGTTCTCATCACCCCATGAATCAAATGGCATGCCGTCTGTGAACATGATAAACTTCTTGGGTTCGATGTTCTCTTGTTTCATGAACTGCCAATTTACTTCGAAATCTGTACCACCGCCACCCATGGGTTCGTAGTGCATGATATCTTCGATGGTATCACTTGTAAAAGTTTGTACATTGTACACTTCAGTATCAAAGCACCACAACGTGATCTTGTATTCATCGAACGCCTCCATAATGCCTTTTATCTCGCCCAAAAATGCCTTGCTATCTTCTTCGCTGATGGATCCAGACTGGTCCATGGCAATACAGATATCAATCATTTCGCCGGGCTTGAGGCCTGGTAAAATTGCATCAATGTGCCAACCTCGACGATTAGGACGATTAAAAGTATAGTCGTTCTTGATTACACTTGTGATCTGCTGTTGTAACAGTTCCTTCCAACCAATTACGGGTGCGGTAATGTCTTTTAGTAGACGCTTGACACCTGCTGGCAAGTTGCCTGCTCCTGCAGCCTGGGCCGCTGCAATTACAGCACCTTTGATTTCATCACGGATTGCTTGTGCTTCTTCTTTGCTTAGTTTTGGTTTGCCGTTGCCATCTTTGTCATCACCTTCACCTTCTTCTTCGAGGTGATCATCCAATAGCATTTTTTCAAGTTGATCAAGATTAATTTTATCCGAATTTTCGTATAGGTGATCGTATACTTCTTCGTAGCTCCAACCTTTAAATTTTGAATCATACAAGATTGGCACCACGCTGATCTTCTCTCCGATCCGTTGTTCTACTAGGTCTTGGTTAACACAATAGTCGGCAGCAATGTTACTCAGTCGCGGCATACGGTCTCCGCGGCGACCCATGTGATCATAAACCGCATGTAGAATCTCGTGCCCGACTAAGAACTCGAGTTGTTTAAGCGGCATCTTGTTTACAAACTCACTATTGTAATAGAACTTGCGTCCGTCTGTAGCAGCAGTCGAACACCACTCGTCCGCATTAGTAAGTGTCATACGAGTGGCTAGCTGTCCGAAGAACGGAGCCTTTAGTAGCAAGCCAATACGAGCTGTAGTAAGTTTTTCGCGAGCCGCTGCATCCGTTTTTGGATCAGTTACGGTCACTGTTTTTGCTTTATCAATTACAGTAGAATCTGCCATGGTCACTCCTTATTGTGTAATACATTATAGCAAGTTCTGGATTTATAGTCAATTTCATTATAAAAGGAGGACTTACGGTACGGACCTACATCCGTCGTCCAGCCTCCTGCCTCACACGCGATAAAACTTATTTAGACGAACCAGCAGCCGCTAACACATACTTGCCGTAACGCTGATGGAACTCATCAAAGCTTGGCATCTTGCCAGGAACCATTGGCAGATTGTACGTGGTCAGTGCAACACGAGCACCCATAACCGTTACTTCGGTTGTAAAGTTGTCCATCATGAACCGCAAGAAGTTGTCGGCCATTTTGTGGAACTCGGCGATCTTGTCTTTGCCGTTTTTGGTGTAAAAGTCTTGCAACTCGTAGCACATACTAGTGGTCAGCGAATACATGGCCGACACTTCTTTGGTCTTGAGTTCTTTGACCTTGCCTGCGAGGATGTCTTCGGGCTTGGGAAGAGAACCGGCCACTTTGCGGTGAGCCATAAACTTATGTGCAATACCCTCGCCCACGCAGCCTGCAATAAGGTCCGTTAGTTCAGCCGCACTGCTGCTCTCGTCGTGGCAGAATTCACTAGCAAAGGTCCAAGTACGAGGTGTAGCAAAAGAACGACTATTACTACGTGGATCAAAGTCAAACATATCCGACTTGGCAAAGCTCAAGTAACCTACAACATCAGCATGGATCTTGTTCTTTACGGCCCAATTCTGCCAAGATTCGAAGTCAGGACGGACCTCCAAATGTACGAAACGATTGGCAAGCGGACTAGGCATACGATAAGTAACACCCTTGTCGCTATCACGGTTACCCGCTGCCACCATTACTACATTGTCTGGCAAATGATACTTGCCGATACGACGATTAAGAATCAGCTGATATGCTGCGGCTTGCACTGCGGGTGCAGCCGAATTCATCTCGTCCAATAGTAATACTACAATTGGAAACTGAGCCGCTAGTTCTTCGTCGGGCAATTCAATGGGCGGTGCCCAATCCATCTTGCTGTTATCTTTATTAAAGAACGGGATGCCACGAATATCAGTTGGCTCCATTTGACTTAGACGCAAGTCAATCATGTAGCCGCCGAGCTCGCTTGTAATGTCGGCTACGACTTCGGATTTTCCTACACCAGGCGGTCCCCAAAGGAACATGGGTCGCTTGTGTTTAAACGACCGAAGAATACGACTACGAGCCTCTTCGGGCGTAACCGTACGAGTTTCTGTAACAGCCATTAAGTTTCTCCTTCATAACGTGTGAAACATTATTATAATATAAAACAGAATAAGCGTCTGTGGCTTAAACACAACAGACGCTCTTATTATTATTATGCCTTGCCTGCTTCACGCTTTGCAGCCATCTTGGTATCGCACTTGGCGAAGAACGCCGCAACCTTGGCTGCATCACGCTTGTATTGTGCAAAACTAATAACCGGCATGCCGTTGGCCTTGCGCTCACCCATAGCCTCAGCATAGTTCTCACGGATCATCTCGTCGCCACCAGTGGTTTTGACTTTAGGCAGTTTGGCAGCAACAGCCTTGGCAGGCTTTACAGCCTTAGCAGCACGAGGTGCCTTAGTAGCAGTCATGCCTTGCCCATTGAGCCATTCTACTGCTTCTTCTTTACCCATCGCAAACGGCAGCTGAATCATGTTAACATCTGTGCAACCAAAACGCTCAAGTGCTTTAGCACGGTTAGCGTCGTTAGCAAATTTGTAAACAACAGCACCGTTCTCAGTGCAAGTACCCGCAAAAGTAAAAGTCTTAGACATAAGCTCTCCTATAAATTACAGTCGAAATTAACTACCCAACAGACATAGTATAGCAAAATGGATATTTTTGGTCTACCGTTTTTTCTGTTGCTTTTTTGCAACTTTTTGGGGTGTTGTTAAAGTTGCAACTTTTGTTGCATTTTTCAAAATATGAAACAGATCTGTTGCTTTTTTAAAACTAAAATTTGGATGACGATACATATAGTCTATTTTGCGTTCTAAAACTTGCAAAACTTCTAACAAGTCCATTTTTGTTGCAAAATCGCTATGCATTAGTATTTTGTTAATATCATGCTTGTCTAGCATGTATTCTACCCATTTGTCTGTTGCTTTAATTTTGTAGTAGGGTATTATTGCTTTTTTGCTATTGCCGGTTGCATATTTTGCAATATATGTACGAGCTTGCATATATCCTCCTTTTAAGAAGACTATACATTATATGCAAAACACGAATTATGTGCAACGGTTGTTAAAGTTGTAAGTTGTCGAGATATTGTTGTAAGTTGTCTGCATGCAACCGCAACATCACAGTTTCTTGTTCGCCTAACAAAGTTATCCTTGTGTGTTTATTGATGTAGTACGGACAAGTTAAAAGTCTGCTCATCTGCAGCAGAGTGCGATTTAGTAAAGGATTGGGCAGGTCAACTTCATATGTTGGGATTTGGGTGAATTTTATTATAAACTTTAATCCGGACTGGCTTAACCTCAAGCTAGTGGGATCGGTATGATTCCACCACCAAACTTTTACATACTGCGGATATTCTGAGGCATCATGTCCTGCTGCTTGTAGTATGCTCTCAGTATAGCTTCGTTGATTACGGGTAGATTTGGTCACCTTGTTTCATCAGGACCACGGTGAATTTGTCGGTTTTGAAAAGGGTGTTGAGTTTTTTGCAAAGATTAATAGCATGCCCACTGTTACTGAAGCTTACTTTTTTGTACTTTGGGCCCGGATAATGCACTAAAATATTGTGTGTTTTCAAGTTTATAGGCTTGTTATCGTAAAAAACTGCCCAAATACCTTCACTACTCAAAACTTGATCGCTTTTGTAGTTTGTTTTGTTAACGTATTCTAATATCACATTTGGTTTAGGTCGCGACATAATTGAAATCCTGTATTATGTATTTATATGAAAATCTGGGTAGTTAATTAGAAAGCACCACCATCCAAACTCACTGAGTTCGCAGACTTTTCTTTTTGATTTGGTACTGATACAATTTCTGCTATGTTGTTTAATAACGAAAAAATATCATTGTGTAAATTACGTGCCTCTTCGGCCGATAACACCAACTGTTTACTGTTGGTTTGATTCATCTGTTTGACTCTGTTGTTGAAGTTTCTTATTGCTAAACTAATTGCTTGCATTTTTAATCCTTAAAAAATCGTGTTCTGCATCAATTTGAGATTTGTACGGTCCATAAAATTTGTAACGATTTAAAGTTATATTCTTTGGACAAAAAGACAAAGTCCATATATCGTTCAGGCATATGTAGTAATATCCAGCACAATACAAACTTTTGCTTTTAGAATTTTTACTGTAGATTGGTAATTTTCTAATTACATCAAAAACCTCATTGTACGCTTTTCCTTTGATTGGAAATCCATACACATAGTTGTTGTCTTTGGGTGGTTTAGTAACCAAGCTAGAAAATTTTATGTTAAGTTGTTTTGTAAGTTGTTTGGTTGAATGAAAATATTCACGTTGGTTGTCGTACACATATACAAAACCGCCACCTTCTCTAGCTTGAATGGTAGCTATTTTTTGACCATGATCTTCTACCACCCAGAATTTGTTTTTAATTACTGGTTTAGCTATCGGTTGATTCATTGTCTTGCCAGTGTATGATGTGTTACAATTTTGCCTAGTTCTTGTCCAAGATCTTTATCATCTGAAATTACATACATTTCTTCTTCTTTGAAAGATCCTTGTGAAACTTTGACCACATATCCGCCATTGGCAGTATGAATGTCAAAAGATATTTTTTTGTTAGGCAATCTAGTTTCTCCACCAAAACTCAAATCTATTCCTGATAGATCGGTTACAGTGATAGGGCTGGGTCCAGTGGCAACATTGTAGTGACTCATAGTTTCATTTGCTCCAACATAATTGCATGCGCCACTTGTCGGGCAAAATCTTCGTCGTCATGAATCATATACAGTGTTCCTTCAGTGCGATCAGTTTTTTGATTGTAGGTACGGGATTCAAGAATATGACCACCCACTGCTTGGTACAAGCAAAAGTTCATACCGTTTTGTGCCGGCGCCGATCTATCTCTTTCTACTACCGTGGCTCGACTCATTTTAATTTCATCTTCTTGATTGATCCAATTGCGTATGATTCGTCGTAACCAATTCATTCGTGTTTCTCCTCTTCTTGACATAATACTTTCATGATTTCAAACTTGTCGTGTAAATCTTTCAAGCCAGGGTGTCGGTCCATGAGTTCTTGTAATTTTCTTTCTTGGTGCATTTTTTTATGCGCCCATTCTATTGCTTGTCGAGAGTCCCAACCTAAATCAATTGTGGCTTGAGTATTCATACCATGCCATGCAATGCCATCATACACTTCTAACTGTTGTATGTTGGGGTTGTATCTTACCATGCCCGCACTTACTGCACCAGGACTAATTGGTATGGGATTTTGACTGGTATTAACAGTAATGTGAGGCGACCCTGGGTTTATATGTTTTATCATATGTAATCTGCAGTCAAAAACGTCACTGTAAAGCCAATAATCAAATAAATCATTGCGTGTAGGAATTGATCCAGTCCAATCCACAACCAGAAGGCGTTTGAATCTACGCTCAAACGCACTGTGGCTCTGCGATGCATGTAGTCAAAAATATAATGCATAACACTATCAAACATGGCAATTATAAAGCAGGCTTGTATGTTCAAAAAATGCATGAGAATTACATAAGTTAGAGCGCCATGTAATCCTGCATGCTGAAGGCCGCCTAACCTACCAAGGTGACCTTTGTCTTTGATCATTTGATCACTTTGCCAGCAGAAGTCTGCTAGAAAGTGTTTAAAAAACAACAAGGCCAATATTAGCCATGTAATCATCCGGGATACTCCGCACCTAAGAATTCCGAGAAACTAGAACTTTGTTCGCTTAGTCTATTCAGCTCATACTTGCCACAAAACTTCAAGAATTGTGCACCTACCATTGGCCTACTTTGTTTTACTGCTCCTGCTGCTATAGTTTCTGCAATCTTGGCTTTGATTTCTGGTGGTTGTGCTGTCAAGTCCACTAACACTCTATTGCGCTCGTAGTCATCTAGTACTCGATGTTCCACACCGTTATGGTCTGTCCATCTTTGAAGCATAAGGTTATTCCACGCATATCCTTTGCTATGTTTGTCAGCAAAAGCTTCAGTGAGACCAATTTTGTTCTTGCTACCTTTGGTCCTAACACCCGGATATGCGGAAAAAATATTATCTGTTGGATCGCCACGCATACACTTCTCAAACAGGATCCACTGCGGATCAGGTATGACTTTGGGTTCTTTGGTTTTCTTATCAATTACTAGGTTGCCTTTTTTGTCTCTAATACCTGTCAGCGTGTGTAGTTCGTCACTAACACCGTTGTATTGCTCGACGTTTGGCGCCAGTAACTGGTAGAAATCTGTGTCGGAAGAAATAATAACGTGATCGTCATCGGGGTGTGCCTGTATGAATCCTGCAATAAGATCATCTGCTTCAAGTTCTGGATGTTGAAGAACTGTGCAATTAGTCTTTTCTGACAGGAACGTTTTAAGGTTATCAAACGCTTCCCAAAATAGTCGGTCCTCTTCCTGCT